GGGCGCGGATGATGTGCGCTTAGTCGGCGGGTTCGAGGTCAGATTGACTTCGATCTTACCGATTTCCTTCGCCTGCAAGACAGGCGGCAGACGGGCTATGCGTCCGGCTTCTTTCGGATTGGAGCCGAGCCAATAAATGACTTCGGGGCCAATGTCGGAAGCCTGGATGGCTTGAGCCATTACGTCCGTGACGGGGAGGCTAGGATTATACGCGACTTGTTCAAAGTCCTCGTATCTATCCCGCGCTTCCTCTTCACGGTCGCGGTATGACTCCAAGATCGCCGCCTGCTGCTGTGCGGCCTCTCGCTGTGCCAGTAGCTCTTGAGCGCGCTGGTTGGCCAATGCTTCCGCATAGACTTGGGCGTTCTCAAAATCGTCCGGCGCAGGTGGAGGTGCGGCCGGCTGTCTAGCCTGCTGCTCCGCAAGCCGCTGGGCCTGCTCTCTTTCCCATTTGCGCTGTTCTCTTGCAAGGCGCTTGCTGACAATCGCGTCCAACTCTTCTTGAGAGAACGATTTTGTCTGCTGCTGTTCCTCCGGCGTCGATTCAACAGATTCCGGCGCTGCCGTGGCTTCCGGTTCCGGCGCGGGGCTGATCTCCGCTACAGCCTGTTCGTCTTCCATTTTCACCTAGCTTTCCGGCCAGTCGGTTTACAAAAATTACTCTTCTTCGGCTTTGTCGTCAATAAGACCCTTACCGATCTCTTGGATCTTGACTGCTAAAGGTAGCGCTTCATTCGCTACGGCCAAACCGCCAGCTTTAGTCGCCAAGTCAAGCATCTGCAAAAGTTTATTCAATTCTTCAACTGTGAACATTAATTACTCCAAGGCAGCGGGGGTCGAATTACGGGAGGATTTATTTGATTGGCGATCTGTTGGTCAAGAGCCGCGACTTGTGCAGCTAATATCTCTTCACCCATCGCATCTTCTAACCAACCGATAACCTGTGCTTCAGTCAGATCAGCGTATGGTGTGAAGTCGCTGTCTGGGTCTAGCGTTACGGATTGTGAGCCGTAGATGTCAGCGGTGTGTGTTCCGTCTGTCGCTTGTCTGCGCCAGTGGCACGTAAAGACTACATCAGTATGTCCTTCGTGTTCTGGATAGCACTCTAGTTGAGAGATTACCCATAAATATGTGTTGCTCATATCTTTGCCTCTAATTCAGCTACTTTTACGGCGAGTTCTTGTATTGCTTTGACAAGTCGAGCTTCCGTTTTGCTCCACCCAGAAATCATGAGCATCCCCTCTGCGTCCTCTGCAACACAATCAGGATAAACTTGCTCCATATCTTGGGCGATAAAACCTATTTGATGACCTGTTCCATCCTTGTAATCAAACTCTGACGGCTTAAGTTTGCAAATATTTTTCAACTGATATGGTAGCGGTGTAATATTTTCTTTAAGTCTTGCATCAGAACTTGAAGTGAATGTCGCAGCATTAGCGCCATTAGCGGTGATTAGGCCGCTGCCCGTAGCGTTATTGTTAATAAAGAATTTAACGAACACCTGAGAGGTTGTAGTGTCGTTATCATATTTAGAAACACCAAGGGCATCATACGCCAAACTTGACGCTTGTGTGTTCATAAAGAAGCCAGCGCGCCCCGTAGCAGAATTTACGAACGATGTGATTACGCCGTTGTTTGCAGTCGTCCCAACCAGCAGGTTTCCGCTGCTGTCGATGCGTGCGCGTTCTGTTGAGCTTGATCCGAGTATCAGGTTTCCACTACGGCTAGTTATACCGAAGTCACCCGCAGTCCCTCCAGAAACAAGATTAGCACCCGACCCAATATCACCAATAGCAGTTCCGCTATTTGTGAACCTGATGTATACTCCAGACGCATTCGTAGAGTTGAAGTTTGTCGCTAGCGATACAGAACCAGATGATACATCGAGCCTAACTCCCGGCGTAACACCCAGTCCTAAATTTCCTGCGCTATCAATTGTTGCCGCAGTCGTCGCGCCATTATTGCCGACTTTGAACAAAATGCTGTCGGACGTGCCGACACCGGACGTTGACTGAAGCGTTAGCGACGACGATGCGGTCGTGCCACCAATCACGAGCGGCGATGTTAGGCTAGTCGTAAACGTGGGCGACGTGCCAAGCACGACGGAGCCAGTGCCGGTAACAGCATATTCACCCAGCACGCCAGCATTGTTATACAGCACGCGACCAGACGTGCCGCCGGTGATCGCCGTCGTGCCAACATCAAGGTCAACGCCGAGCGCGGTCGGGTTCGTCCAAGACGTGACGCCGCCCGTAGTAGACGTAAGGATGTAGCCGTTACCGGCTGCAACAGCCGGAGGTAGCGTCATTGTCCATGCAGCAGTGGCGCTATTCGACGATTGAATTGTAACCGGCCATGCGCCCGCTGCGGTGTTCGCCAGCGTCAGCGTGCCCTGCGTCGTCTGCTGCACGCCCAGCGTCGGGGTAGCCGTTGCAGAGATTGTATTCACAGAACCTGAAACGATGAACGTGCCCGCGCCGGTCGTGTTAAGCCCCGTGCCACCGGATGTGACCGCCAGTGGGGTCGAGAGCGTCAGGCTCGACGCCGACATAGCGCGGCCAGCGGTGAGGTTGGCGATGGATACTTGCTTCGTCGTGGCCGACTGCACAATCGGCAGAACTTCCGTGCCGTCTAGTGGGGTCGTAGACGCCGGAAGTTGGGAAATCTTTACGTCGGCCATTTATCTAGTCCTTAGAAAGAAGCAACGCGGTCTTGGAACGCCTTAATGCGGGCGTCGAGGGCATTACGATCTGATTCGATGCGAGCCAAGTCGGCGGCGATCTTAGCCTCGCGCGCAGCGACTTCGTTTTCGCGCACAGCGACAGCCGCTTCAGCCGCAGAAGCCGCCGCTTCACGATCAGCCATCGCCTTTTCAAACGCCTTCTCGCGCTTGGTTACGTCCTTGTCGCGGGCGTCCGCGGCAGACTTGACTTCCTTGGCGTTGGCGTGCGCCGTTTTAGCTTCAGCGACCAGAGCGTCAGCCTGCGCCTGCGCAGCCGCCAATTCGCCTTTGGCCTTCTCACGATCCGCCAGCGCCGCTTCAGCCGCGCTCAGCGCGCCCTGACGCTTGGCCAGTTCGTCGCGGACTTTCACATACTGCGCGAGATCTTTGGGAAGCTGTTTTGTGAAATATTCAATCGGATCTACGTCCGACGATCCGCCGATGAATTGCATGATGACCTCAGACGTAATAGCTAATGTTGACCTTGGCGCTGCCCGTCGTCTCGATGAACTTAATCTTTGACAGGTCGCCGTCATACTGGAAGATAACGCCAGCTTTTAAGAGCATACCGCGCGAAGCCGTTGGCGCTTCGCCATTATCAAGCCATCGCACATCCTGCGTCTCCGCAACGATCAGCGCAAAATTGGCTTTGACATTCATGCCGGAGATCGGATCGCGCGCCGGAACGATTAGCCCTGTAGCGGTGCTGACGTTGTCAAGTTGCTGGTAGCCAAGGCAGCAAGTAATGGCTTTCACGTTAGCAGTCACTTATGATCTCCTTCGCTGGGCCATTGATCGCAGCCACGCAATTTGCTGTTCTTCCGCCGGTGCAGGGGCAGGGCCATAGTTAATTATAACACTGTAGCCGGTGATTGAATAGTCGCCCTTTTGAACCTCTAGCACACGTCCGCGCTGGATGTCTACATTCTGGCCAGTGATCGAATAGCTGCCCGTTTGGGCGACAAGTTCTCTATTAAATTGGAACGTAACCGATTGGCCCGTGATTGCATAGGAGCCTGACCCGGCCGTGATGGCGTTGCCCTTGAGGATCGTGACAGGGTAGCCCGTGACCGCGTAAGACCCAAACCCTGCGTCAATCCGCTTGCTGCGCTGAAGGTCGGCTGGGTAGCCCGTTATGAAATACTCGCCGCCGCAGCCCGATAGCTGAAGGATGACCTGCGCAATGATGTAGTCGCCGTCTTCAGTTATTAGCGGCCAGCCGCTCTCGGTCAGCAGCCGGGCGTTATAGTCGAGGACGGCCCAGATCTTTTCGCCGTCTTCCGTAATCAGGAACTTGCCATCTTCGGCAAGGAGATACGCGCCGTCATCGGGCCCGGTGACAATGATCTTGTCGCCTGCCTGAGTAACTAGATAATCGCCGTCCTCCGTGAGCAGGAGGGAGATATAGAACATATCATCACGTCGCCTGGAAGGTGCCGTTGACCGAATCCATCACGACGGTGACGCTCTCCCCTGCTGACACAAGCTGACTAGAGCCGTAATCCCAATAGGCGACGGGCGTGCTGGTCGTCGAATCCCACAGGATCGCGTAACGGAAGGTAAAGCCGCTGCCCGTGGCCGTCCATGCGGCCGGATTGTTGAGGACTAGCTTGTAGACGCCGCCCGTTTGGGTCGCAGACGCTGTGGTCGCGGGATTGCCGCCAGCCGTATAGCCGCCCGCGGTCGGCAGATCCGTCGTTCCAGACACGAATGTCGTGTCGGCCGGGTTGACCGTCGCCGCGAGCGCCACATACCACGCGTCCGAGCCCGAATTGATGTTCTCCATCAACGGTTCAATGGCGGCCGGATACTTTGTGTAAGTGGCTATCGGCATGATTTAGGCCAAAAATTTGAGTTTATAGAGCGTCGAGAGGTAGAGCGCGACGATTTCGTCGATTATGTTCTGAATCGCCGTATCGTCGTATTCTTCGCGCTCTTTTTCGACTTTTTTCAGCGAATCTTCCAAGAATTCGACGACATTATTGGTTTTTTCGGCCGAATGCAGCGTAATCGGCCCGATTAGACCGTATCTGCCCTGATAGGCTTCCGCCAGCGTGTCCGCGAGGTCGATCACGGCCGGATAGAACTTACCCAGCGCCTTGTGTTTGGCGAAGGATCGCGTGTTTAGATGCACGGAATGCGTCACATCGCGCGCCAAGAACAAATGTCCGATCAGATCCGCGCAACTCATTGACCCATCCCCTGCATTGGCGCGCTGCCCGGCACTATATCGCCCGTATCCAGCGCAGCCGCTATCGTGCCCTGCACTATATCCTGCACTTGCTCAGGCGTCAGGCCGCTCTGCATGGCCGACAGACGCTTCGTTTCGGCGTCGTAAGCCTTAATCTGCGCGTTCTGCTCGTCAATCTTGAGTTTCTGTATCTCATAAGACTGAAGAACCTGCTGCACCTGCGCTTTGGTTTCTTCCATCGCCTGCGACATTTGCATGATCTGCTGCCGCATGACCTGCGCTTCTGGCGATTCGTCGGTGTTTTGGAGAACGCGCGGGTCGAGCATCTTCTCAAACCGCTTGGCCATCGTCTCAGCGCCCGGCCAGTCCATATTCTTGACGAACAGGTCGCCCGCAACGCCCCACAGCGCGGGGTTCGTTTGCAGGATCTGACCCATCGTGTCCATAGCCTCCTGCTTACGGGTCATGTAGCTGGGGCCAGACGACACATGCACGTCGTAGGTGCCGACGTTCGGATTGTAGATCTTCATGATCTCCACGCCCTGCTCGTCGACAACGCGACGCACCGCTTCCGGCTGGGCCGGGTTGATGCGCGCCATGTCGACTTCGCCCTCGACGTTGATGATACGGGCGACGCGCTGCGTGTCGTAAATCTTCGGGATAAGGTCGACTAACTGCCGCGCGACGTATTTTATCGCCCGAGCGAGGTTGTCAACATAATGATACGTACTCGTGTCTCCTTGCCTCTCCCGAGCGAGGATCGCACGCCCCGTGCGTTCATTGGAGGTCGCCCCAATGCTACTGTCGTACTGGCCCGTGGTCGATTTAATATCTTCCCCTGCCCCCATTTTAGCTTGAATGAGTCCCGTCTGGGCCAGAGGCGGCTGCGCGCGCTCAGGAAGGGGAAGAGGGTTTCCAGCACCATCGCTTACGTCCGGGTTGACCTCAAGATACGGCCAGTTGTTCGTGTTGGCCGTCTTCCATTGCATTTCGTAGCCTTCGAACTGGCCGCCATAGCCAATGAAAGGCGCTTTCGGGGCCAGCGCGAGCATTTCCGCTTCTTGGCTGACCCAGTAGTTATACATGCGCTGCGCGTCCTTCGCGTTGCGCACAAGTCCACTTATGTAGATCTGTCCGTCGACCTCGAACTCGTTGCCGATGACGCGCACGACGGGAATGTATTTGCCCGCCCACTCGCGTTCCTCAAGCACCTCGTAACCGTTGGTCTTGATCCACATAACGCGGCGGCGCTCGCTCTCACGCGACTTGATCGGCTTGCCATAGGCCGCTTTGAGGCGCTTGTCTTCTGGCGTGCCTGCGAACGCCGTCACATTGTCCGGGTAGAGGTTGAGCGTTTCGCGCTTGCTGTCGATGTAAAAATACTCAGCGATGCGCACCGTTTCCTGGCTGACCCACATGCTCAGCGTCTGATCGCCCACGCCCTGCGACATCATGCCGGTCACAGGCGTCGCGTCGGGGTAGAGGTCTTCATATTCAGCCTTCGGAATGTCTTCCGTAATGAAGCAATAGCGCGCGTCCTGACCGCATGGATCTTGAATCATTGGATCCATGTAGACGCTAAAGCTGCTGCGCACGCGGCCGATGCGAATGTCCTGCTCAAACGAATTCTCGTTCGTGTATTCCGTCAAAACGCGAATGTAGCCCTCGCCGTATGTGACCTGGTTGTCACAGGCCGTGTCATAGGCCACGTCAGCGTCGGACATATACTCAATGTGCCGCACAATGCCGTCGAAGATTTCCGCGACCTCTGGGTCGGCGTTGTCGTCGGCCGGGATGACGCGCGCAGTCGGACGGTTCTGGCGTTGCTCGTTCGTCACGAGGCGCACATGCTGCGGCAGCTTGTTGATCGTCAGGCACGGGCGTGCGTTGATCGTCTGGCCCTGCACCGCGCCGCGTGTCGCCAGCACGTCCGCCGGCCATTGCCACGCGTTGTCCGGCGAACCCGCCATGAAGCGCAGATCGTCTAACTCGTCTTCGCGCGAGTCCGAATAGGCCGCCATCGCCACCGTAAAGCGGTGACGCATGGTCGCAAGCCGGTCATCGTCCGGGTTGTCGGAGACTTTGCCTGCGGCGATTACGTCATCAGAAGCCATTATTCACCTTGCCTAGAACGGATAACATCTTTTTGGATTTTTACAAATCCGGGGCTGCGATCCGGCACTTCATAAATGTTTCCGACGCCCGCGCGATCTATCCAGTCTAAAAGAAATGCGCCATACCTATTACCGGCGTGTTCTTTTTTAGTGGCTATAGAATCTAACAGCCCTTTTTCGAGTTGAGCCGCCGTAACTACGTCGCCATCTTTTAAAAGCTGAACACGGGTTTGTTTTAGCGGCGAACTATCTAATTTAACTGTAAATTCTTCGTTTATAGGAAACGCATCGGAGAGTATAGTATCTTTAAACGAGCTAACTTCTTTATTTGCGCGGTCGAACATTTTTCCCCTAAAAGTTTCTTGCATTTGCGGGGACATTTTTTCGTCTGCGAAATTAGAGAATAGTTTTTCTACCGGCGTGCCTTTAGGCTGGGTAAATCCTGTCCCGCGCCCCGCCGAAGAAGTTTGTCCTGTAAAAGTGTTATGTAGCCGCGCTCGCATTAGCGCTTCACTTACAGCTTTCTGCTCCGCCCTAGCCGCAACGTTAGCGCCGGGTAGCGGTAGCATGGCCATGATCGCGCCCTTGGTGTCGCCGGCGCGAGCGGCCTCTTGGCCCTGTAGCACGTTGCCTGTGCCGGGCAGATAGCCAAGAATGTCAGCTATGCCCGTCGCAAACTGACGCCGCTCCGGCGACGGGCGTGTGTCGCCCATCAGATAGGCCGCAATCTGTTCCTTCCATGACGGCTCATACGGCCGCAGCATGGCGTTACGCGGTTCAGGAGCGAGCGCATTGACCGGCATTATTTACACGACTTGCCCATTTTCTTACCGGCAGCGCTGCGCTTGGTCGAGTAGGCGATAGCGACCGCCTGTTTCGGCGGCTTGCCCGCTTTGATTTCCGCAGCCACGTTCTTACGGAACGCGTTCTTTGATGTTGACTTAACGAGCGGCATTATTTTTTCCTCGTTTTAGCTGACTGCTTGAACGCCTTGGCGGTCGGTGCGCCCTCTGCGCCCGGCTTGCGCATCTTCTCGCCAGAGCCTGCTTTGATGCGCGCGCGCTTCGCGTGAATGTTGGCGTAGAGCCCAGGCTTACTTGCCACAGTTCCACCTCTTCATGCTGGCCTTCGCCCGCTCTGCGTTCTTCGACTTAGCGACCACGCCGCCCATGCGTGCGCAGAAGCTGGCCTTACGGCCCTTGTCGGCCTCGCTCTTAGGATTGGGAGCCGGCGGCTTGAGCTTGCTGCCCGTCGCGGCGTTGTATTTCTGACGGCCCTTGGCGGTCAGACCAGCGCCCGCCTTAGTCGATAGCTTCTCGCCACGCCCTACTGACAGCGATACCATCTAGTGTCCCATCCATCCTGAAGAGGCTGTTCCACCACCATAACTGACGCGCGGTCTGTTGTCCATTGGTCTGGCCTCCCTGTGCGCCACAGGATACGCGAACGTCACGGCGATAGCGTCGGCGGCGTCGGGGCTGGCTAGACCACGCGCCTTCATGTCTTTCTTGCTTTCTAGGAATATAGTCCCTTTACTGTCGGGCTTCATCATGGGGCCGGTCAGGTCGCTCTTTAGGAAGCGGTCGTTTGGGATGCTGGCTGTCTTCAGCCACTCCCGCATGGCGTGCCACATTTCAGCGCGCTTGTTTCCGAACATGATCGGACGGGAAGACTTGCTGCCGAAGTTGACGCCCCTGATCTTGTATCGCTGCTCCTTGAGCCGGTCGACGACGCCCGCCCCTAGGCCGCCTTCGTCCACGACGACGAGCGCTGGGCGGAACTCTTCGATGATGTCAATGACTCTGCCGACCACCTCCATCGTGTCGTCGCCGCGGTAGCGACGGATGCCGATGATGTCACGGCCCTGCCGGATAGCGATGACCGTCGCGTCAGCCCCGAACCGCGCCGGGTCGACGCCCACGATTATCGGCGCTGTCTGATCTTTCTGCGGCGATCTTTGCTGCGCCTCCATGACCAGTGATGACGGTATGAACTGGTCATCGCTCGCGTTCGGGAAGGCTCCGTAGACCTCGACGTGAGCCTGAGCGCTGTCGGGGCCGTATTCGTCGATAATCTGCTGATAGACTGCCTTATCAGTTCCCTCCACGCTTCTGGCGTCAACAACCTTGTTTCGCCAGAAGTCGCGCTTGTTGTGGAAGCACTCGTAGAAGTATCCGCTGTTACGGCGGGGGTTGCTAAAGCTAAGCCAAAAACGATTAGGAGTGTTCTCTGTAAAGAAGCCACTGGCCACCGCCCAGATAGAGTCATCAATACCGCTGGCCTCGTCGAACACGAGCATGACGCCCGCGAAGTTGTGCACGCCCGCGTAGCTGTCAGGGTTCTCGGCCGACCACAGCCGCCCCTCCACGCCCCAGTAACGCGTGCCCAGCTTTAGATCGCGCTCGACCAGTTCCGCAATCCACTTGGCCGGCAGCACGCGGGTGGCGCTTACCTCGAACCAATGGCTGTTGAGGCACATTGATAGCCATTTGGTGATCTCGGCCCAAGTGACGCTGCGTAGCTGCGCTTCTGAGTTGGCCGACACGATAGTCGTCGAGCCTATGCGCGTGGTCAGCATCCAGATCACGAGCCAACTCACGAGGGCTGACTTGCCGATACCGCGGCCGGAGGACGTGGCCATGCGAAAGGTTTCAAAGTCAACCTTGCCGTTATTCTCTTTGATGTGGTCGCGCAGGTCTTGGAGGACTTCTAGCTGCCACTTGCGCGGGCCTGTGAAGTGTTCCAGTGGCGTGCCGGCCTTACCCCACGGGAACGCCATCCTCACGAACGCGACCGGATCGTTCTTCACCTGCGCCGACCATAAGGTCGCCATCAGCTTCTGTTCTTCGTCCGCTGAGTAGATCGGCACTTGCATCTAATATCTCTCCCTGGATCACGCGCTGCTGCGCCTCTTCTAGCGCCGCGATGATGGATATGCGCTGCTCGACCTGCACCTGCACCGACTGCGGGGCCGTCCACTTGTGGACGTGTTTTAGAATGTCCAGCGCCGCCTTCGTGTCGCCAGCGCGGGCGGCGTTGTGCAGCACCTCGGACATTTCCGCTTCGCCCTCAGCGCGCCCCTTCTGTTCGGCATACTCCGCGATGGGGTCGAACTGCACCAGCCGCCGATACTCGGTCGGGGTCATGCCCGCGGCGTAGGCGAGCGTGTCGCCTTTCAGCCCTTTGCGGGCGGCGAGATAGATGCGCTCTAGGACGGCTTCCGTCGCCTCTATTTTGCGCGGTTCATAAGGTAGGGACTCAAACATAAAGTCTTTTACCATTAAAATAAAAAATAAAAAAGTTCGCGTGATGGCTACGTATTTCTTAAAGGAGATCCCCAGGCCCAGCCCCCCCCTATTTGTCAACGCCACCTGCGTTAAGGTTAAATGTTAAGGTTAACCAATAGTCAAATAGTCATGCAGATCGGGGATCGGTGCTGGCATGAGTTATGTTGTCAATCATAGTCAAATAGTCATGGAGATGCAGGGTTGGTGCTAGGTCGCACTGTGATGACTGCGCGGGCCTGGTCGACGAGGGCCAGGAGGCATAGTCAATAGTCATGATAGTCATGGATTTTAGATGCAAGGTTGCGCCCGTGTTCTATATATCATTCTGTATACATTCATACAATTGGTATGAGTATTACACACCCATAACTATATGACTATTCCTAAGCCGCGCCTCGCCTCGCGCCCGCGTTGTTGACGACTATTCCATAACTATTTCGTAACCATTCCGACATTTCACCAAAAGATTTGTTGCAATTATCCACAGTCCGTGGTCAGATAACATATCCACAGAGAGGAGGAATAGTCATGTATCAAGTCTACGTCTATCGCCATGACTATTGGTTATTTGTCGACTCAACCGTTGACTTAGCCGCAGCGCAAGCGCTGGCGGCGCGCATTGGGGGGGTGGTCATATGACTATGACGGCGTATGAAGTGATGATCGAAACGCGTGACTTTCGTATGTCGCGCATCTTGGCGACGACTACGAAAGCGGAAGCAATCAAAGCGGCGCGGGAACTAGCTAGAACGAGCGGCGGCAAGGTGGCGTGGGTTCACGTGTTCAACATCCCGACCGCGTTGTCTGTCTTTTCGATGCAGGCGTTAACAAAATCTTTAGCATAATAAGAGGCGGCGCTTGCAAGAGCGCCGCCTTTATCGTAACATATCCACACTGTAAAAGAGGAGCCAAGACCATGTGGGACAATTACAAGCCAACCAAAGCCGAGCGCGCCGCAATCGAGAACGCGTGGCAGGTCGTGTATCGGCTAACCGGCCATGACTGGCGGACAGAGGACATGACAAGGCAGGAGGCCAAAGGTTATGGCAACCGGCATGACCGAATCGGGTTGAACGGCGCAAAGGCGCTGGCGGTCAAATGGTTCTATAATGGAACGCAACAGCCCGATCTAAAGCTGGCCGACTATTACTTTTGCCGGCCAGCGGCCATCTGGTTCACGGGATATGGCGCGTCGAAAGCCTACGCCATATCGGTCGAGGACGAAAACACATTAGTGGCCGGTCTGACCGCGCATGAAGACGCGTTTAAGCGCATGATCGATGAGAACAGAATAGCAGCATAACTTACAGGCGGCGCTTCACGGCGTCGCCTTTTCTTTTGCAACATATCCACATAGGAGCAAACGACAATGACCAGCTTAAAAGAATGGATGGATCAACAGTGGCGCAACCCGGGCGTTAGGTTTTCCGGCCATGGCGTCGCGTATATCGGCACCTGTTTTAAAGATATGCAGGTTCGCGGCGGGTCAAATCGCACCTATAAGTCAAAAGAGCAAAAGGCGTATGAAGCGCGCTTCGGCATTTACAACAAAAAACTTGTGCCGATCATCTTGGCCGAAGCAACACGCGACGACCGCTTTAGTCTGCCGCGCTATAGCTGGCCGAAGGAAGCGGAAGCCGCACAAGTAGCCGCGCCTGCCGTCGCCGTCATACCGCGCAAGCGCGTCTCGCATAAGAAGGTGACGCAAGCCGCCGCCATACTGGCCAAGGTGCCGCAGGACGAATTGACGGCTTTCCTAGCCAAGTTTGGCCTGTCACTGTCGCTCGCCGCGTCCATTGCGTCATTGGATAACGTCGAGCAGATCGCGCGTCAGTTTTTGAGGGCAACGCTATGATTGAATTAGAGCTGGAAGCCAAAGCGATAGAAGAGTTGATAGAGCTGCTATCCGCCCTACCAACTCGAACAAATCATCTGGACGACGCGCTGCTAACGCTGCGCGACGTTTACGACAACGCCGCTGAAGAATACTGGACGAACGTTTGGAGCAACCCGTGACGTATCTCATTGACTATGAATTAGACGAATTCCAGCCGTGGCCGGGCATGGCCATCTATGCCTATGGCGTTGCGACCATCACCTATAAATGGGAAGGGCGCGACCGCGACACCGGCGACGACGCCGGCCCATACGACATAGAGTTGCAACACCTCACAATAAGCGCCGACAAGGCTAAAGAGCCTGACCGCTGCATAGAACAGACTGACCCGCTGTTCGAACGGATTGAAGCCATCCTATGCGCCAGCCGCGACGTCGACGCCGCCTGTAGGGCTGACCATGCGGAAGACTGATCTGATCGCCTTTGCCGTGGGGGCGGCGCTTGCCGTGCCGCTCCTTTTTCTCTTCCTGATCCACCTGCTAGGGGGGCTGTAATGCTTTACGTTGACGACGTTATGCACATTCTGGGCATAGATAACGATTGGGTCGCGCGCTGCATCCTTGCGCGCATGGACTTAGACTTCTCTGAATGCACGCACGAAGAATTTATAGCCGAATGCAAGCGCGCGGCGGCTGAATTCGTCGAAGAGTGCGCCAACGCCGAACAAGGAAGCTGACCAATGGATATGGAACTAGAGATGCGCGACATATCGCGCAAATGGGTGGCTATTATCGGCGTGGGGTATAACCCGGACACGGCGGCGGACGACTACAGCCCGGCGCTGACTAAAGACCAGCAACGCGAATACGCATTCGACATGCGCAAGCTGCGACGCATGGAGCGCGTTTGCGGGATGTGCGTTTATGAAGCCGGATTGAATGCAATGGCTGACGCGGGGCTGATACCATGCGAGTTCTAGTCGCCTGCGAGTTTAGCGGCACCGTCCGTGACGCATTCACACGGCGGGGGCATTACGCAGTTTCATGCGACTTGCTCCCGTCTGAAACGCCCGGCCCGCACCATCAAGGCGACGTGTCGATGATCCTGACCGATGGCTGGGATCTAATGATCGCGCATCCTCCCTGCACGCACCTTGCCGTGTCCGGCGCGCGCTGGTTCAAGGATAAAAGAGAGGAGCAAGCGGAGGCGCTCGACTTCGTGCGGCTGTTGCTCGACGCGCCGATTCCGCGCATAGCGCTGGAAAATCCCGTCTCGATCATTAGCAGCAAGATTCGGAAGCCTGACCAGATCATCCAACCTTGGCAGTTTGGCCACGGCGAGACGAAGGCCACGTGCCTATGGCTGCAAGGGCTACCGCCCCTACAGCCCACGGACATAGTGGAAGGCCGCACGGCGCGCGTTCATCGTATGCCGCCCGGCCCGGACAGGTGGAAAGAACGGTCACGAACTTATGGAGGCGTCGCGGAAGCGATGGCGGCACAATGGGGCGCATGAAGAACTATTACGAATTCTCGCAACTGATCCGTGAACTAGAAACCGAAACGCTGCTGATAATGGCGCAGGCCGAAGATGACGAATACAAGCGCCAACTGATCGAATGGGAGATTGAAGAACGTGCTAAGGCTTGACCTCACAACCATCCCCGGCGGCGTCCGGGTCAACTGGCGCACCGGTGAGGGGCTAACCTTCCATCGGCGCGACGGCTCCCTGATAATGAAAATAAACGCCGACTACGCAGACGACCGCGCGCTGATGACCGCAGCGCACGCCCTCAATTTTATGTTTAGGAACATCAAACATGCTGGAACGGCAAATACAGGAACTGATCTGGGAGACGGCGGCCAAGTATAAAATCTCCACAGACCTCTTGACCGGCCATAACCGCCGCAAAGAGGTCATATGGCCCCGGTTCGAGGTCATGTGGCGCGCACGGCACGAGTTGAACGCACCCTATCAGACCATCGGCCAAGTGCTAGGCGGCCGGGATCATTCCACTATCATGCACGGGATCAAACGCTATGAAAACCGCTGATGTTGTG